AATGGGCAAAGACTATGTTAGTGATAGAAAACAACGCAACCAAACTATCTTTTTCAAAGAACGCTTGAAAGCTGTCAAAGAAGGTGGTGCAGAGTTTGATGTTAATCCAGAATACTTGGAAGTTTCGTTTGGCAATGAGTGCAACTTCCGTTGCGGATATTGTCATCCAAAAGCCAGCAGCAGATATCATCAAGAGATCAAGCAACACGGTCCTTATACAAACGTAAAGAATCATAGATGCGATATTGACTGGTTTGAAATATTTGAAGAACAAAGCAATCCGTATTTAGATGCATTTTGGAAATGGTGGCCAGAGCTTAGTAAGGACTTGCATATTTTGCGTATTACAGGTGGTGAACCTACAATACAACAAAGCACATATAAGTTGTTTGATATGCTGGATGCAGATCCTAAACCAAAGTTAGAACTAAACTGCAACAGCAACTTAGGCGGCAAGCCAAAGCAGTTGGAAAAGTTTACAAACCGTGTAAACGATTTGTTAACAAACAATAAGATTAGACGTTTTAAAATGTTTACAAGTATTGACACTTGGGGCAAACGTGCAGAGTATATTCGTGATGGGTTAGACATTGAAGTGTTTGAACGCAACTTAGATTACTTTATGCGCAACTGTGAAGCACCAATGGTTATTATGATTACATTTAATATTTTCAGTGTCACTACATTCCGCACATTGCTTGAAAAGATTCTTGAATGGCGTAAAAAATACAATGATGTAGAAACGCACAGATGGCAACGACTAGGGTTTGATACTCCGCATCTCAAAGAACCTCTACAGTATGATATCAATATCCTGCCTAAAAACTACATGAGTTATATGCACGACCATTTGCAGTTTATCAAAGAGAACACAGATGATAATCGCAAGGATGCATTTAGCACTATCGAGTATGAAAAGTTTCGTCGTGTAGTTGATTACATGGAATCTACAGAATATCCACTAGATAAAGTTATTCAAGGACGTAGAGACTTCCACAACTTCTTTGAAGAACAAGGGCGTAGACGTAATGTTGATCACGAACAAGTGTTTCCGGAGATGTCAGACTTTTTTGAACTTTGTAAGAAGTACGTTTAACTAAACAACGGAATAGCTTCTTCGGCTTCGGGCCAGCGTGAATCCTCTAGTAGTTCATAAAGTCTTTCTACGTCGATACGATAAAACGTTTGGAATGTGCCTTTGTACTCTAGCTCAATTGGATCTTTTGTGATTCCTAGTTTGTTTGTAAACTTTTTAGTCCATATTTTATGCACACGATCTTGACTTCCTACACCACCTTCGTGGGTACTAATATATACAGGTTTATCTCTGCCAACATGTTCGATACAAACTGGAAACAACATTTGTAGTGTGTGATGATTAATAGGACCCCACGCTCTTGGCGCATACACTCTATTGCCATCAATATGGTCGCGAATTAAACAAGTTCTTGCACCTATTCGGTATGCGTTTTTACCAAGGATACCTAAGCCTTTTAAACTATGTACAATACTGTTTCCTACAATTTTATCGTTATAATAAAGTAAAAATAATGTAGCATCTTCGTATTTTGCAATATAGTCAATTAGCATGGCTTTACTACTGTTGTTGTAGTACCCGTGCTTTTCTGCATCTTCAAACCATTGTGAGAGATCTTGTGTGCCGTCGTATGCTTCAAATCTATACAAATTGTTGATTCCTACTAATTTTACGCAGATTATCGTCTACTTTAATTTCATCTACTTTAACTGGTTTAATATCGTATGCGCATTTGTGTTGTTTAGTAAAGTTTGATACATCCAGTTCGCCTGTGTAGTACACAACACATTCGTGTGCAACTTTTCGACACAGTGCTAAACTTGCACCATTTTCAATAGCAACTTTTTCAATCTGTTCTGGATAAACTCTATCACCGCAGTTTTCCATTTTAAATGCATTGTATCTACGTCCTGATAATCTAAATTCATCAGCACTATTAAATTCTACAAGATCGCCGCTATCCCACCATTGATCTTGTTCTTTGTATTTGCAATAAAACTCTGTGCTACCGTCATCGTGTTTTACAAATTTAAAATCAATGTTAGGATTAATATCGCTAAACTTGTATATATCTTGTCGTTCTGTGCTCATAATAACAGGAGGAACTTCTGTGCTGCCGTAGCCTGTGTTTACCTGTTGAGCGCCTCTTTCTCTCAAGTCTTCCATTAATCCTGTTGGTGTAATATCACTGCCTACTTGCATTTGTTTCATACAGCTAAGATCTAAGTTTTTCCATTTTTTATGTCTATGCCAAGTTTTCCAAACATTAGGTAGTATAAGCATATTAGTTGGTTGTACCTCTGCAATACGATCTGGAAGATTTGCAACTGTAGTTTCGATAAACGTATCGCAATTTGCAACTGCACAAGGATACAAACTCATACTTGTAAATCCAATTCCTCTTGGATTGTACAAAGACATCATGCTGCTGTTTGAATCAAGCATAAAGTATTCAGCATTATATTCTGCTACTTTACGCATAAGTTTATCTGAGTGTGTATAAACTTTTGGAGTTCCGGTAGTGCCGCTTGTACTTACTGTAATATTCCAGTTTTCCAAATAATTAATAACTGCTGTTCTTACGTGTTCGTTATCACTTTCAAGATACTTGATTCCGTCAATGTAGATCATACTGACACCTTTCTAAAATTATAGTTAATTATAACATAAATTTAGTGTAGGTCAACCCAAGAAGTGCCATTAAATCCTTGAAATGTATTACTACCGCTGTTAAAAATAATCATTCCAGCTTCGGCTGACATTGCATCTCTTTCAACGTAATTCATTGGATCTGCTTGCATTACAGGCACAGTAAGTACTCCATTACAGAACTCAAGTTGGTGTTCGTTGTTTGGATGAAATTTATGTGTATTAGTTGATGTTCCTACTACAAATCTCGAAGGTACACCAATTCCAGTATTGCTTACATCACCTGCAACAGTGAATCCCATACCACCGGCAACAACCATTTCGTTTCCGTTATATGCATGAACGTGAAACCCACCAATTAAATCTTCATCACGCACTGCTTGTTTTGCATCAACATCGCCTCTGTACGTATGAGTTTTAATTTCAACACCGGCTGTATCTAGACGTGTTAGTTTTGATTCTATCGTAAAATTACTTGCATTGATTTGAATATCCTCAACAGGATCGTTGTGCATACCAATATTAAGTTTTCCATTTACTGGATGTATAACACTACCACCAATAGTATCTGCACTTAATACAGTATGTGCAACACCGTCGTCATCTAAATGTATAAAATTACCATCAAACAACCCTCTAATAGTTGCTGGTGCAGTAGGACAATCTGGGTCTAGTTCGTCGGTGTGTAATTTAATAATTTCAGTACCATTGTAGTGTGTTACGTTTGCTCTTAGAGCAGTTTGTGCTCTGTCAGCGTTTGTTAAAATTACAGGACCTCTAGCAATATCGCCTTCTTCAACTGCAGAAAGATCGCCGACACCGCCTACCCATTCCCATTGTTGGTGAAATTCATTCCATGCTGTAAGCTGATCTGGAATTTCGCTGCCGTTCTTTAGTGCAAGTAATTCACCTGTGACACTACCTAAAACATTACCAGTGACATTACCAACTAAGTCGCCGTTTACATCTCCGTTGTGTGTACCTGTACTATCGCCAAAGAATTCGCCATATGCAGTACCGTTAAAGTCACCACTAAATGTACCGTAAACAATACTCTCAGTAGTTAAATTACCATATACATCGCCGTATAAGTCGCCTGTAAAACTATTTGCGGAAATAGTTCGACTAGCAGTATCTATCATTACAGTGCCTTCGGAGTCAACTACATTGCCACTTAGTAGGCCGGTAATTTTACCAGTCATACCGTCAATGATTTTTACAGCACCGCTATTATCATAAACACTTCCGGATAAATCAGCTTTTAACGTTTGCGCAGTTGCGTCAAAAATTATATTACCTTCAGTATCTTCAATGTCACCTATCATAGGTCCATAAAGTTTTCCTGTTGATACATCAACCTGTACCATACCGATATCCGATACTACATTTGCTTTGATAGTTCCTTGCCAACTATCTACAATAATAGATTCATCGGCCCCGATAATATCTAGTCTATATGCTTCACCTGGTATAAAATCCGCCATGTTGTCCTCCGCTACATTATTTATCTATTCTGTTCTTGACTTTAAAGTTAAGTTATCATATAATTATAGTATGTATGATGTTTATTTTATTGGCGACCCTTCGTGGAGCAATTTTAAAAGATTAAAGAGAAATGTTCCTATGGCAAAATTTGCCAGCACGGTGCCTGAAGCAAAACAAAAATGTTTAACTAAATTTGTTTGGATTGTGTATGATGATCTCGTAGTAGACAGTGATTTTGAATTTGACTATATACCAGATGAGCATAGTCAAGACAATACACATGTTTTTTTAAATGGTGAATTTTACGATGGTATTGCGCTAATGCCTAAAAACAGTCACCACGGTCCTGGTGAATTAAAAGCAAGATTTTATGTAAACAAAAAGTTTGTAGAAGTGCAAGCAAGTAAACCAATTGCTATAGAATTTGATAAAGTTTTTATCAGTTATAATGAACCAAATGCTGACGAAAATTACGAGCATATACTAGAACGTTTTCCAGATGTAAAACGTATACACGGTGTTAAAGGTATTCACGAAGCACATATTGCCGCAGCAAGTTTATGTAAAACAGAAATGTTTTGGATTATAGACGGCGATGCACAGATTACGGATTATTTTAAATTTGATTATATGCCAGAGCATCACAATAAAGAAGCAGTACATGTCTGGCGTAGTGAAAATCCTATCAATGGGTTGGTGTACGGATACGGAGGTATAAAACTATTTCCTACCGAACTAACACTTACAATGGATACAAGCAAACCTGATATGACAACAAGTATCAGTAGTAAGTTTGTAGCAATGAAGAAAATATCAAATATTACAGCATTTAATACAGATCCGTTTAACACATGGAAAAGTGCATTCCGTGAATGCGTAAAATTGAGTAGTAAGATTATTGATAGGCAAAAAGATAACGAAACCAACGATAGGTTGCGTATTTGGTGTACTTATTTAAAAGGCGAGCCCGAGTTTGGCGAATATGCTTTAAAAGGTGCAAAAGCAGGTGCTGCATACGGTGCTAGAAATCGAAATAAAGTAGAAGAATTAAAAATGATAAATGACTTTGACTGGTTAGAGGAAAAGTTTAATGGAAATATTTAAAATACTAGATAGATTTGAAATTTTAAATTCTAATAATAAAAAACTTGAATTATTAAGAAGGTGTTATAACGATAAAGACATCTATTCTATTTTAACATTGCTAGATAAAAAAGAACTTGCTAAGGCGATTGTAAGCAAAAGTTCTCATAGTATTTTTAGAATAATCGATAATAAGCGTTGTGTAGGCGATATAGAAGATTTGCGTAAAGCAGTATTAGAAGATAATATCCATAGTCTATTTAGATTATTACCCGGCAATGACGATTTGCGTAAAGCAGTTTGTGAAGATAATGTTTTTAGTGTATTTAGACTTGTTGGCGAAGATGATTTAAAAAAACTTATTTTTGATGATAATATTTGGAGTTTGTTTAAAATTCTAACACGTTATACAGATAGTTATTTTGTAAAATCATTAAAGGATTTAATTACAAATGATATTGATTTTGATGAAGATTGTTTAAGTCAAGGACAAATAAAAAGTAAACTTTGGTTAGTAAACACATTAGAAGAAATAAATGTTGATTTAGGTGTAGTATTTTTATGTGCAGGATGGTATGCTACATTAGCAACAATGCTATTTGAATCAAAAACTAATGTAGAAAGAATTGTTAGTTTTGATATAGATCCTAGTGTATGGAAAATTGCAGAAACATTTAATAAAAAATGGGTGCTAGACGATTGGCGTTTTAAAGCATGTACACAAGATATTCATGAAATAATGTTTGACGAACATATATATGATGTAAATAAATCAGATGGTACTACTGAAACATTATGGACTATTCCAGATACAATTATAAACACAAGTACAGAACATTTGGAAGACTTTGATGATTGGTATGGTAAAATTTTACCAAAGCAATTAGTAATATTACAAAATAACAATTATTTTGAAGTTCCAGAGCATGTTAACTGTTTTAGTACATTAAAACAATTTAGTAAAAGTGCGCCAATGTCAACTGTATTATATGAAGGCGAACTAGAATTAGAAAAATACACGAGGTTTATGAAAATTGGATATAAGTAATTTAACACTACGAGAAATGCAAACTGAAAGTGCTAGAGCTTTAAGTACAATACAAGCAACCAATAATAATATTTGGCAGTTTAATAAACTAGCACATCACAACAGTCAAAACTGGTACAAGGCTGTTATTGAATGGTATGTTGATGAGTATGGCGACTTGCCCAGTAAGGTTGGTCCTGGTAAAGATGTAAAGTTGATAATGGATGTATAAGTACGAAAATATAAAAACAATACATTTAGAAAACACACAAAACTGTCAAGCCAGTTGCCCTATGTGTGATCGCAATCAAAATGGCGGAGCATTAAATCCACACATTGATTTGAGTGAACTTACATTAGACGATTGTAAACGTATCTTTGAACCGGAGTTTATTGCACAACTAAACACTATGTATATGTGCGGCAACTTAGGCGACCCTATTGTAGCACGAGATACACTAGAAATATTCAAATACTTTAGACAGCATAATGAAAAAATGTGGCTGAGTATGAATACAAATGCAGGAGCAAAAAATGAAGAATGGTGGGGACAGCTGGCTGAAGTTTTTGGAAGGATGGGTGCCGTCATATTTAGTGTGGATGGTTTGCGTGACACTAATCATTTATATCGCCAAGGAGTTGTATGGGATAATGTAGAACGCAACATGCGAGCGTTCATAGACGCAGGTGGTAGAGCACGTTGGGACTTTTTAATCTTTGAACACAATCAACATCAAGTTGAAGAAGCAGAAGCACTTGCAAATACTTGGGGCTGCGAAAGATTTATTAAAAAGAAAACAGGCCGATTTGTAACAGCACAAAGTAAAAAGAAAGAATCTCACCAAGCAATAAATCGCAAAGGTAAGGAAACTGCTAAACTTAAAAAGCCTGATGAAAAATATCAAAATGATGCAATTAAACAATACGACAAAGTCAAAGACAAGCATGGCAGTATGGACGCATATTATGATCGTGCAGAAATACATTGTAAAGTAAAAGACGAAGGCAATTTGTTTATCACAGCCGAAGGACTTGCTATGCCGTGTTGTTGGACTGCTGGGCGTATGTACAAATGGTGGCACAAAGATCCTAAGCAAGAACAAGTATGGGACTTTATCGATGCTGTGGGCGGCAAAGATGCAGTCAGTGCAAAAAAACATGGTCTACGTGCAGTGTTTGATACAGGTATCTTTGATGATATCGAAAACAGTTGGAATAAATCGAGTTGTGCCGATGGCAAATTAAAAGTATGTAGTATGAAGTGCGGAAAAGAGTTTGATCCGTTTGGAGCACAATTCAAATGATTAAAAAAGTAGAATTAGAAATTACCAGTGATTGTAATGCAGCTTGTCCGGGTTGTGCTAGAACACTTAATAGTGATTTGCTGAGAATAAACAGTTTTTCACTGCAAGATCTGCAGAGAATATTTCCACCTGCAGATTACAATGGAGTAGAGTTCAAGTTTTGTGGTGTGCTTGGAGATCCTATTACCAATCCTGATTGTCTAGCCATGACAGAATACCTTCTTAGTCAAGGTGCATACTGTGAATATAGTACCAACGGCGGATATAATACCGCAGCATGGTGGAAACAGCTAGGCGAACTTGCTACAAAGTATTTAGGAAAATTACATGTGCATTTTTGCATAGACGGGCACAGAGAAACCAATCATATATATCGTGTAAACACTAAGTGGAATGTAGTAGAACGTAATATTTTATCATTTGCAGAAACTGCACCTGAAAAACATGCAACATGGGTTTTTATTGAGTTTGATCACAATGAAAAAGATTTAGTTACAGCTAGGGCTCACGCTGCTGTATTAGGTTTTGACTTTGCAACTAGAACAGGAATGCGTAATAGTTATCATCAATGGCTATCAGAAATAGGAAAGAAAAATTTAAAAGAAACAAAAATAATTACTACAACTGGTACTAAAGAACACAAACAAAAAGAAATTGCAAAAGAATTAGATAAATTTATTCTAGAGTACAAAACAAAAAAACAACAAACTGATAAAAACAAAGTAACAGAAATTGTAAGCAGTATTACATGCAAGTACATACACGAACAAGAAATTTTTATTGCTAACGATTTAAGTGTATGGCCTTGTTGTTTTTTATGGGATAGTTTTTTTAAAAATTCTGAAAAGATAATCGATAAATTAAATTATTTTGACAAAGGCTGGAATAATTTAAATTATAACAGTTTAGAAGAAATATTAAATCATAGTTGGTATCAAAAATTATTGGAAGCAAGTTGGACACCGGGACATCCTTTACATTTGACAAGATGTATTAAAACTTGTGCAAAAAATAAAGCATATCATAATGAATTGTATTACATTGAGACAAACGAAACACGTAAGTAATCATAAAGAAATAAACTACATAGATAATTAGGTAAGTACAGTATGAGCAAAGTAAGCGATACATTTTGCATCCTTCCTTGGGTGCATCTAAGCACAAGACCAGATGGTAGTATGAGAGTGTGCTGCACTGCCAATGCTAGTAGTGTTGGCCCTACAAACGACAAAGAACATGGCGGACAAGTTGGTATTCTTAAAACAGATGACGGAAAGCCAAACAACTTAAACGTGACTGATTTTCAAACTGCTTGGAATAGTGAATACATGAAAAATGTACGCAAGCAAATGATGAACGGTGAAAAGCCTCCTAGTTGTTTGAAGTGTTATAGAGAAGAAGCTGCTGGACATAATAGCAAACGTATGTGGGAAACTGCATACTGGAGTCAGCGTACCGATGTTGATAAACTGATAGCCGATACAACAGAAGACGGCGAAGTGCCTCCTAACTTGGCATACATTGACTTACGCTTCGGCACCAAGTGTCAGTTGGCATGTGTAATGTGTTCACCACACGATAGTAGTGGTTGGATCAAAGATTACAAGGCAATCTTCCCGGGTGTTAAGAATGAGTCACTCAAAGAAACAATGCAGTGGCAAGACAAAGGCAGTACAAACGGCAGTAGCTACAACTGGCATAAACAAAATCCTGTGTTCTGGGATCAGTTTTATGAACAAATGCCCAGTATGCAACAAATATACTTTGCCGGCGGTGAAAGTCTTATTATTGAGGAACATTATGAAATACTTGAACATGCGATTAAAATGGGTTATGCAAAAAATCTTGAACTGCGTTATAACAGTAATGGAGTTGAATGGAGAGAAGATTTATTTGATCTATGGCGAGAATTCAAACTGGTGCGCTTCCACTATTCGATAGACAGCATCGAAGAAATGAATGATTACATTCGTTATCCAAGTGAATGGAAACGCCAAGAAGAAGTATTTCACATACTAGATAATGAAACTAGCAACAATGTAGAAATAACTGTAGCATGTGCAGTACAAGCATTAAACATATACTACATACCAGATTTTATCAAGTGGAAGTTAGAGCAAGGATTTAAAAAGATCAACATGTGGCCTTTTGGCGCAGGCGGTATAAACTATCACTTTGTATATCATCCTCCGCACTTGAATGTTAAAGTGCTGCCAGAATGGTTCAAAGCAGAAGTACGTAAAAAGTATGAAGAGTTCTATCCATGGTGGGAAGAAAACTGGGAACTAGGTGTTCCTAGTTGGCATAAAGGTAAAATTACAAAAGAAATGTTTGATGCCGCTCCGTATGGTATTAAACGTCTTAAAGGAATGTTGAGTTTTATGGAAAGTGAAGATTGGAGCAGACGTTTGCCAGAGATGCAAGAATTTTTACATAGATGTGATACACAACGAGGAAACAGTTTTGCCGAAGTATTTCCTGAAATGAAAGACATATTTGATGGACGATAAGCATTATTTAGATTATTTAGAAGCAGGGTACAAAGATGAACAGTTTATAAAAACTTACGAAATGATCTTTAGACCTTATCCGGAAATTCATAGGATAAACGGGTTGCCTGTTCATTTTGATCCTAATGCAAAAAACTTACTTGTTAGTTTAAGTGGTGGTGCTGATAGCAGCATACTAACTTATATGTTGTGTGATTATATAGAAAAGAATAATTACAACAATAAGATCTATTGTATGACACTAGTACGCTTTTGGAAAGAAAAACCTTGGCTTGCTCCTATGGCAGAAGATGTATACAATTATCTAAAGGCACGTTTTCCAGATATTATACAAGAACAGATATGGGGATTTTTGCCTCCGGAGTTTGAAGATGTTCCTCTTACACGTTTAGGCAAAGAACATTTATTTACAAAACTACCAAGAGAAGCAAACTGTGATGTATTGTGTACATTAGATTTTCAAGAATACGTTATGTACAGATATAATATAGATTTAATATACACAGGCATAACAATGAATCCTCCATTTGCTACTGATGACGAACCTACCTTTCGAAATGAAGAATTTATGAAAGACAACTGGGATTGGGCAATTAGTGGCCCGGCTATAAATCCTTTTGGTTTACTTAGAAAAAATTATACAATGGCGCAGTATCATAATTATGATCAATGGGACTTGTTAAAACTTACTCGTAGTTGCGAAGGTGATATTGCAGAATTTGGCGAAGAATACAGACGCAATAGACAGTATCCGCCCGAATGTGGTCATTGTTTCTTTTGCCAAGAAAAGAAATGGGGACTAGATAATTGTAATGGATTTTTATTGGAGAATCTATGAGCTTACCTTGTTATTACACTATAGGCGGTCTAAATTTTAAGAACGGGTTTATTACCAGTTGTCCGCAGCAGCATGAAAAAATGCAAGTGCTTGACGAAGCATGGTTGCCTAGTGAGTTTTACAATAACGAACAATTTCGCAAACATAGATTAGAAATGATGAGTGGCAAATGGAGTTTTGGTTGCGACATGTGCGAGCATGTAGAACGTGATAAAAGCGGCACTAGTATGCGGCAAGAACAAGAAGCTGACTTAGAATATTATAATGCAAAAACCGGCGAGGTTGATTTCAAAGGATTAAAAACAGTAGAAATACGTTTTAGTCATAGTTGCAACATGGCTTGTTTGCATTGCAGTGTAGTGTTTAGCAGTGGGTGGCTAAAAAAACTCAAAGACTATACACCGGATGAAGAAGATCACAAACACCAATTGCATCAGCTTACAGGACGTATGCATAGATCATCAGAGGACGATGATTTTACAATGCAAATTAGTACAAAACGTTCATTGGAAATTGCTGAAGATTTAAACAAAAACTTTCCTAACTTGGAACGTATTGATTTTGCTGGCGGGGAAGTACTATACCAAAAACAATTTTTGCCTACACTAGAAAAATTATCAGAACATCCAAACGCTAAAAATATCAAAATCATATTCCACAGTAATTTTAATGCCGATTTTGATCCAGAAGCACTAAGTTTTCTCTTGAAAAAATTTGGTTATTGTAATATAATGATAAGTGTAGATGCTGGCCCTCGCTTGTATCCTTACTTTAGACAAGGTGACTGGAATAAACTAAAAGAAAACATTGAAAAATTTAAAGCAGTTGACAATAAACATAGTCATATTAATTTAGTGTGTACTACTGGTGTATATCAGCTTATGGAATTTGAAGATGTAATGAGTGGATTTTTGTCATTAGAACTAGATTATATAAATTGTAGTATTGTGTATACACCTGCTTATTTAAATCCTAGTGTAATGATGTTAAAGTATAGAGGTCCAACACTAAATGAAATTGAAAATGCAAGGAATGCTGTAATTAAAATAGACAAAGAACGTAGGAGAAATATTCTTACTACCAAAGAAATGTATAACTATGTATGGGACGAAGAAATTAATTATGGATGGTGGACTGACATTACTAGTGCTCTACAAGCTATTGAGGAAGTAAGAGAATACGTGATGAATCATCAATCGTCAAACAAAGACTATCAAGCACTATTAAAGTATATTCCAAAATCAGATAAGCTATGGAATCAAAATTTTAATGATCACATACAACGATTTCAATTTGTTGATGGAGAATTAGTATATAATGTATGAAGTAAACAATAGTCTATATAAAAATATTGCTGACAATATTTTGCTTCATACTGTGTCGCATCTAAGTATTCCTTTAGATGAAAAATGGCAACGCATTGGCATTAATCTTTCCGGCGGTGCTGATAGTGCATTATTGACATACTTACTTTGTAGTATGATACAAAGATATAATTTGCCTACAAAAGTAGATGTTATCACATATCAACGTTGTTGGGAAACAAGACCGTGGCAAGGCCATATTTCTATGCAAGTTTTTAACAAATTAAAAGACTTGTTTCCTTACATTATTGAAAACAGGTATACAACATACATTCCGCCAGAATTAGAACACGGAGTTATTGGTCCTGTAATTAACGGACGCAGCGGAGATCAAATTATTGTTGGTAGTTTTAACAAATTTTCTGCATGGGAATACAACTTAGATGCAGTATACAATGCTACTAGTAAAAACCCAGATGACTTGCGTGAAGATCGTATGACTAATAGAGACAGAGATGCTGAGGATGGCACAATGTCTGACTTGTGGTTTTACAGCGGCAAAGTAAATGCTACATTTGTGCATCCTTTTAGATTTGTAAAAAAGGATTGGATTGTTGCACAGTATTACATACACAATATACTAGATTTGTATGAAACAACACGCAGTTGTGAAGGCGATATCAATCATCACGATGTAATAAAAGAAGCCTGCGGACATTTTAAGGATTATAGTGCCGGAATGTTTATACCAGAATGCAAACAATGCTGGTGGTGCGAAGAACGTGCCTGGGCAAATAAACGTGTAGTAAATATAATAAAGGAAATAAATGATTATAACAGGTAACAAGGATGTAGGCGTTTCGGCTGCACTTTATAAACTATATCCAGAAGCAGAATTTATTAGTAGAAGTACTGGCTATGACTTTGGCAAAAAGTTAGATATGGAACGCTGTGCAGAAGCAGTACTAGCGCATGATGTTTTTATTAATTGTAGTGCATTGTTTAGATTTAATCAAACAAGTCTATTAGATATTGTGTATAAAAAATGTATATTAGAAAAACATAACTGTCATATTATTAACATAGGTAGTACTACTGATCGTGTTAAAAAAGGCGGTGCTTGGTTATACAACGCCGAAAAGAAAGCATTACGTGACTATTCAAACACTTTAGGACTTACTGGTGTATGGGCAAGTGGACCAAAAATCTCGTATATTAGTTTTGGCACATTAAGTAATAATCAAGAAAAGCATCCTGATAGAAAAACTATGGATATAAATGTAGCTGCGAGCTACATTAAATGGATTGTTGATCAGCCTGCGCATTTTAATATCAATGAATTAAGTATCGATCCTATGCAACCGGAAAGATGGTATGAGTAAATTACCAAAACATGCTTGTGTAATGCCGTTTCATCACATGGCAATGCGTCCGGATGGGCAAATATTTCCTTGTTGTGTGTTTGATCAAGACGATGTTCCAAAAGACTTGAACGTATCACATCCTGATCCGTTTAATCATGAGTACATGAACTATCTAAGGCAAAAAATGCTCAATGATGAGTATGTGCATGGGTGTCGAAAGTGTTATGAAGACGAAAAACACAGTGCTAGGAGTATGCGAACCGATCTAGTTGCACCGTGGACTGGCGATTTTGGACTTCCTACTGTTGAAGAAGGCAGAGGCAAAGTAAAAAAACTTACAAATATAGATTTAGCACTATCAAATGTGTGCAATAACAAGTGCAGAATGTGTATGCCATCATTAAGCACACATTGGTACAGCGATGCAAAAAAATTAGGCATGGAAATACCTCGTGGTGTTGTCACAGATAATACAATTGTAGACGATTATGATTTAAGTGATCTACGTTTTATTAAAGTGTTAGGTGGCGAACCTATGATGGAGCAGGCTAAATTAAAAAAAGTTCTAAACAAGTGTACACTTGAAAATATTACAATACTATTGGTCACAAATGTTAGTATACTACCCGATGAAGAATTGTTATCTCTGCTCAAGCAGTGTAATAAAGTAAACATTGATCTAAGTATTGATAGTTATGGCACATTAAATGACTTTTTACGCAAGGATAGCGAGTGGACAAATGTATATAACAATATTCAATGGTATAAACAACATTTTGACAATATAAATGTACACAGTGCAATTAGTATTTACAACGTAAATAAATTACATGAAATAATTGACTTTTGTGCAGAACAAGGTCTCTGGCATGAATGTGTTGTAGTCGACGGACCTAAGTGGATGCAGCCAAGAAATATGCCTGAACAATTAAAATCGTGGATGAAAGAATATATTGATAGCATATCTAGTAAGTATGATATTAGATATAAAAAAATATTCAATTTACTACGTAATGAAATGAATGTTGAAGGAGATTTTGGTTTGTTTGTAAGAAATGATGCTCAGTTAAATAAAATACGTGCAGAACATTGGATGGATAAAAATTACGAATTATGGAATAAAATAGAAAAACTAATTACACCGGAGTTATTTTGATGTCTGATACATTTTGCCCTATACCGTGGATATTTCAAGCAGCTAGATCTAATGGAGATATACGTATATGCTGTCAGGCAAACATTACAAAAAATCAAGGTGTAATTAGAAAGTCGGATGGTACTGCATATAATGTTGGCGTTGATAATTTAAACGAAGCACGTAATGCAGATTTAATAAAAAATGTAAGATTAAATATGTTATCAGGTAAGTGGAGTGAAGAGTGCGGCCGCTGTCGGAATGAAGAAGAAAATGGACTAAGCAGCAGACGTCTATATGAAGAAAAAAATTGGCCAGATTTTACATTACAAAAAGCACAAAAAATTACAAACAATTTAGGCGAAATTGATACTGATATAAATCCTGTACAATATTATGATTTGCGATTTGGTAATTTTTGTAATCTAAAATGTAGAATGTGCGGTCCAACTGATAGCGATACTTGGTATGAAGATTGGGAAAAACTTACAGGTAAAACTACTTATAAAGAAACCAGCGGTGAAGTAAAGATATATCGTAAAGGAAACAAACTTGTATCCGATGCCTATAATTGGGTAAATAATGACAGTTTTTGGAACCAATTGTATAATAATGTGCAAAACATTGAACATGTTTATTTTGCAGGCGGTGAACCAATGTTAATAGATAGACACTATGATTTTTTACAACATTGCATTGATACTGATAGTGCAAAAAATATTATTGTTGAATATAATACAAATATGAGTACATTGCCACCTAGAGTAATTGATTTGTGGAAAAAATTTAAACAAGTTAGAGTTGGTGCAAGTATAGATGGATACGGTAAAGTTTTAGAATACCAAAGAAATCCCGCAAAATGGAATAAACTTTTAAAAAATCTATATACATTAGACAGGTCGCCACCTAACATAATGGGATGGCTCGCCTTTACAGTTACAGCATATAACGTAAACCATATGATTGATTTTATGAAATGGAAACTAACAGAGAGTGGTTTTAAAAAACTAAATTGCTTTAAAGGAAAACCTATTATCACATTCCATATGGCACATCATCCTAAACACTTAAATATTAGAGTGTTGCCAGATGATTTAAAAAAACAGATTGTAACAAATTTTGATAATTTTGTAGACTGGATAGAAGATACAGATTTACCAGATAATACAAAAACAAAGGCAAAAGACATAAGAAACAGTGTAGTAAGTTATATGACTAGCGAAAGTTACTATAATGAGCATTGGGATTATTTTAAAAATTATACTTCTGCATTAGACAAAATTAGAGCAGAGAGTTTGTTAGACGTAGAACCTATATTTAAGGATTATATATAATGAGTTTTGATACAGTTGACCTACTTACAGGTAAAGTATTCCAAGTTACTTGGGATTTAGGCAGACGTTGTAATTATGATTGTAGTTACTGCCCAGCACATAGACATGATAATTTTAGTCCTCATGCAAGTATAGAAGAACTTAAAGGTGCAGTTGATTTTCTTTTCGAATATATTGATGCTTATATGGAGAAAAGAAGTTACAAACATACTAGCATAAGTTTTACTGGAGGAGAACCAACAGTAAATCCAAACTTTATTCCTTTTGTAAAATATTTAAGAGAACAATACGAAGCAAATTATAAAGATAAATGGGATTGCGGGTTTGCTCTTACCAGTAACGGAGCAATGAGTGCTAAAATGGCCGATGCTGTAATGGAAAACTTAGGACATATAACTGTTAGTTATCATGCAGAAAGTGATCAAAAATTAAAACAGCAAGTACGTGATAGAATAAAACAGTTTCATGATGCAGATTTTAGCATTAGTTGTAATGTAATGTTTCATGCAGCATACTTTGATGAATGTAAAGATTTATGTGATTATCTACACAACATAGGTGTAAAGTATGTTCCAAGAATCATTGGAGAAGAGCCTGACAGTAAAAGTAATTTTGCGCATATGTACACTGATGAACAATTAGATTACATGAAAAATTACTGGACATATAAAAATGCAGAATTAAACGAAACACAAGAAGAAGCAGCACAACTTAGCAATGCCGGAGAAAAGACCAGTGAAAAGAAAAAACTAGGCATGACAATCGGTAGACCGTGTTGCGGTAGTAGAGAAATGTGTCTAAGTTTGAAAGGCAAAAGTAGAAAAAGCACGTTTGTTGATCTAAGAGAATTTAAAGGTTGGCATTGTAGTGTAAACTATTTCTTTTTACATTTAGAACAACAAACTGATAGTGTTTTCCATCATCAGACATGTCAAGCACGTTTTGACCAAACACGAGGTCCAATTGGTAAAATTAGCGAAGGCGATAAAATATTAGCAGACCTAAAACACAAACTTAGTACAAATACATTACCAACAATTATTTGTCCAAAGCACACATGTGGTTGCGGCCTTTGTGCGCCTAAAAGCAAATACATAGACAATTATAATAAAGTGATGGAAGGTCACCTAGAGTAATGAATGTAATAAATCCTTTTAATATTTTTGAAATACAAATAGATATTACAAGTTATTGTAATAGTTTTTGTGGTGCATGTGTAAGAAATATTAAAGGCGGTACAGTTAATCCTTTAGTAAAATTGCAACATATCAGTTGGAATGTTTGGCAGCAAGTTTGTGATTTTGCTGATAAAACTAAATTAGAAAAGATTAGTTTTAATGGTAATTTTGGCGACATATCAAGTCATCCAAAATTTGTTGAAATGTTAGAATTGTTATATGATAAACCTAACCAAAATGTTAGATTAAATATCCACACTAATGGCGGAGCAAGATCTGAGGACTTTTGGATTTCTTTAGCAAACATTGTAAAGAAATTTCCTGGAAGTGTAGTTACATTTAGTATCGATGGATTAGAAGATACAAATCACATATATAGACGAGGTGTTGACTTTAACGATATTATGAAAAATGCTAAAGCATATATAGATGCAGGAGGTCCTGCTAGATGGCGTATGATTGTATTTGATCATAATTTACATCAATTACACGAAGCAAGTAATCTAGCAAAAGAAATGGGGTTTATTGCATTTAGTCTAAATAGAAGTTTTGATACAAGTATACCTGTTGTTGAGTACAAAGGAATGCCTGCTGGATTAATTACGTCTCCTAATAAACAAACTGTAGATAATCTACGTAAAGATGTTGAATGGTCAGAAGATGAAATTAAAAATAATGATAAAAAAACTAGCAATAGTACACAGGTTTCTAAACCTGTTTGTCCGTGGATGAAAGATGCTAGAATACAAATAAATCAAATGGGAGAAGTATGGCCTTGTTGTTACTTTAGTATGCATACTGGCAGAGCAAATGACCGGAGACGTTTTGTCTGGCTTGACGAAAGAATAAGTGAATACGGCAGTAATTTTAATAATTTGAATTATTATAATATTTTTGAAATATTAAATCATAAATTTTATGAAGAAGATTTAGAAGATAACTTTTCAAATAGATTATTGCCTTTATGTACAGAAAAGTGTGGTATATAAATGAAAATAGTTTGTGTAGGTTGTAGTTATACAGATGGTTGGGTAGATGGTATTATGTCTTATAAAGACACCTATCCTTATAAATTATTACAATATTTTCCAAATGCTACTGTATACAATTTAGGTATTGGCGGCGGTAGTAATTATTTAACTTATAGATTTATGGATCAAGCAATTAGTTATTTTAAACCAGATATTGTAGTAAGACAAATTACAACACAGAATAGATTTTTTGCATACAACATGCAAAAAAAATTAGAAAATAAAGCCTTGGTAAGGCATGCTGTACAAAAACCGGGTGAAAACTATTACTTGATAAACAGAAACACTTTTAAAAAAGATTGTCAAATTTTTACTTTGTCAACAATAGGAAAAGGCAGATTATATGATAGCAGCACTAGCTCAAAAATTCACAATATGTTTTTTAAGTATATCCATCCAGATATTTTTTGGGAACAAGATAAGGCTTTTTTATTAGCAGGAGATGCTGTATTGAATAACTTCAAAGGAAAGCATGTTACATTTTCTTGGTTTGAACAATCAAGGCATTTAAACAATCCGTGCATAGAAGATACAATAAAGTTTAAGAATGAATATGTTTTAGATGAAGGCTATCATTTTACACCTGCAGGTAATGAAGTGTTAGCAAAAAACGTTTATGACATGATAACGGAGAAATATAAAGAATGAAAATTGGAATTGTTGGTAGTAGTCATAGTTATGGATATAATGGAAAAGATGTAAAGCTGACGCCTAGACTTTATGAACAATTAAATGAAATGATGCCAGAACATGAATTTATATGTAAAGCAATGCCTGGACGAGGAAGTGAATTGTATGCTAATCGTATAATGCATTTGGTTGAAGATTACAAAGTAGATGCAGTGTTAATTGAAGGAATTGTGAATAGAGGAACCCGTTATATATACAACGGTCCGTATTGGCCTACACCGTCTAGCCCAAATGTAAACTTTGAACGCTTGAAAAAAGATTATATGATATCTTATAGTCCTTTATGGCATGAAGGAACGATTTATACCACCTCGATTGACCATAAAAATGTAGATTACGTGCCAAAACCTAAATTTAAAATATGGAGCGATGTAAATCAAATTCTTCACGATGACATGGCAGCAGGTACGGTTGCCTGTATTGATTTACATTATGCTAGAAAAATATGTCAAATGGCCAATGTTATTGATATATGCTGGACTGTTCACAATGGTACACATTTGCCTAATGATCATCCTGATATAAAAAGTGTATATCATCTTATCAAACTTAAACAGCATTACAATCCTAGAAGGGTAAAATCTTGGTCAAATGATGGTGTACATATGAATATATATTGGCAAAAAAAAGTGTTAAAGGAATACATAATTCCAACAATTAAATTAAGATTAGGAGAAATAGATGTTTGATATTGTAAAAGATTACAATAACATTTTAGTTAATTGCAGCGGTGGAGCTGATAGTTCTATTATGTTATTTGAACTAATACGAACACTTGAAGAAAACAACGTAAAAGATAAAAATGTACATGTATTAACATTAGGACATGCACGTAAAGATAATTGGAACCCCCAAGTTGCACAAGGTGTTATTAGATTTATTGTTGGGTACTTCAAAACATCTTTAATAAAAAAACATCATGTTTATTACTATGAATTGCCCGAGCCAGATTATTTTACTGAAGCACAACTTGAAATATATAAACTGCATAATATAGATTTACAAATGAATGCAACAAGTATGGCGCCTACTAAAGATGCTACCATAGAATTAAACGGCAAAATTATTGATATTGTAGAAACATGTCCTGTAAAAAAACGACAAGATGGGTTTAAAATTTTTATGGAAATGGTGCATGATAATAAAAAAATACCTCCTCAGTACAGACCCTGGGGACAAATGACTAAGGATCAATTAGCCAAAATATATAAAAAGCATAAACTAGTAGATACTCTGTTGCCTCTTACACGCAGTTGTGAAGGATTGGCAAATGTAACAAATAACTATTCTACAGTATGCGGCGATTGTTGGTGGTGTCATGAAAGATATTGGGCATTTGGAAAATTTTAAAAAAATAGTACTGCATGGTACAAGTCATACAGTTCCTGAATTTAATCCATTTTCTGAACTAGTTGCAGAAAGATATGAAGTTGGATCGTGCAACTATGGAGTAGTTGCACTAGGAATAGAAAGTTACTTTCCAAGGATACATGGCATCATAAACAAGCATCAAAATGAAAATATTCTAATTTTGGCAGAAATACCAAAATTAGGACGTTATCAAGAATATAAGCGTAAAGAAGATATAAAATATAAATCATGGAGTATGGTAGATAATTTTCCTAATTTTTGGAATTATAAATTGTTTAATGTTTTTATAGAATATTATAACATATCAAAATTAGATTCAGGAATGACCAATTGGGATCGTCGTATTGAAAAATCTTTGCTAAAATTAAAAATAGATAGTATTAGAACACTAGAGGAAGAAGATCTTATTTCAAAAATAATAGCATTAAATGCTTTAATAACAAGTAAAAATCATAAGGTTCTATGGTTTAGTTTTGATAACTATCTTGTAAAAGACAGACGTGTGCAAAATGAATTTAAAATGCATAACGTCGAACTTATTACCCACTATGTGCTGGATACAAGAATAAGAAGATTATATAATTATAATGATAATTCTATATATGAAAATAAGAAAATATATGCTGACGGTTTTCACGCATCTCCTGAGGCATGGAAAAAATTGTTTGAAAATTACTTTTATGATAAACTAGATAAATTATTGACAAAAAAAATTTAAGGTGTTATAATAAACTATGACAGAAGATTTAAAATGGAGTAACTATGACTTTACTAAAATACCTTTTGACGATATTGTCAGTGTCGGTCAGCGCACTTTGCTCTATCGTGATATATTCACTGTCAGTTGGCTCCTCGGAAGATTCTGCAATTACAAATGCTCCTACTGTTGGCCTTATGCCCGCAGTGACCGTAAAGATCACCGTCCTACAGAACTATGCTTACGGACCATAGATGAGATAAAGAGGCAAGCACGTGAAAACGGATTTAATAGTTATCATTTTAGTCTTAGTGGTGGTGAGCCTACTTTTCATCCTGGGTACTTGGACATTCTACAACATTTGGCTGATGACGTAGACAACACCAACTACACCAGTGTACACATGACATCAAACTGTAGTCGCAATATGCGCTGGTTTGAGCAGTATGTAGAAGCAGTCAAGCCATTTCATCGTGCCAGCATTACAGCAAGTCTGCACACAGAACACTTAAATACACGTGAGAAGATGCAGGACTTTGCAGATAAACTAATCTTCTGTCAGGAGCACGATGTACAAATTACAATCAATATGGTTATGGTTCCAGACTGGTTTGAAAGAGATTGGGAAAATGCCCTGTTCTTCCACGAGCAAGGAATCAACGTCACCCTCAAGCCGCAATCAGACCCTACTGCTAGTAGGGTGGTTGATGGATACAAACCGGAGGACCTAAAACGTTTGCACAATGGCATGCCACAACGTGCATACACAGAAAGTAAACGCAAGTGGGCAGAACGTCCAAAGCCTAAATTTGAAATACCAAAAGATGTTATGCACAAGCCAGATGCTAGTGTGCCGTGGCATTTTCAAGTAGAATTTAGAGACAAAGACGGCAAAGCATGGTACATGGACCAAGCAGAACGCTTTAATGCTTTTAACTTCAACAAGTTTAAAGGTTGGAGTTGCAACGCTGGATATCAAGGTATTATTATACGTGAGCCAGACGGAAGCGTAAAGCGCAGTTATAGCTGTCACGATGTTCCATTAGGTAATATTGAAACAGGATTTAAACTGTTTGATAAGCCTATGCCTTGTATGACTGATAGTTGTGTAAGTAGTGCTGATAGCAAAATACCTAAAAGGATTTCAAATGAGAAAGAATGATTTTGATATAGTAAACCCTGCATTTTTGTATAATATGGACGAACATGCTGCATTTTGTTTTGAAAACGAACCACGTGGATTCTTTTGGCATCCTATATATAAACACTGGATTATATTCAGTATGGATAAATTAAAAGAAGCTTCGAAGATGAACGATGTTTTTAGTTTGGCTAAAACAAGTCCAGCACCATTTGATCCAACACCGATGGGCGGTATATGGCGAGCAGGATATGCTTTGACTTTAAGAGAAGGCCCGCATCATTTTCTTGCTAAAAAACATAGCCTTGATTGGATAAAACGTAGAGCTAATGATTTTACTGAAATATTTAAAAATAATTTATATAAGAATTTAGATAGTATTGAAAAAAATACAACATTTAAAACATACGATGTTATTGGTAAATCTGTGACTGACAATCAAATTGAAACTATTGAATTTCCTTGGCATATACTCAATGTCACTGAGGAAGAAGTTAAGAAAGGGTTTCACAATTGGATGAGACCAGGAAATATATTCTCAAGTTTTAATCCAGACTGGGATTACGATAGACCTGTAGCAGAAACTACAGAATTTTATAGTATGTTTGCAGAAATAGTTGACAAAGCAATTAAGTATTATCATAATGTTGATCCTGATGCTGATACTATGATTAATATGACACGTAGTCTAAACGATAAGCAAACAGAATATAATGACAATCCTGAATTAATGGCATATATGTTTATACAGTCATTGTGGACTGTAGTTATTCCTACTTTTTCATTAAGTTTATATCAAAACATATTGCTTAATTTTGGTAAATATCCTGATATTGTAAAGCAGGTAAAAGAAGATAGATCTCTTGTTCCGGCTTTTGCAAGAGAAAGTCTTCGTTTAGCTCCTCTCAAAGGCGGCATCCGAGATGTAACTGAAGATGTAAATTTTCATGGACACAAATTTGACATGGGAGGAAGAATATTGCTTTATACCTATGGCGCTAATCGAGATCCTAAATATTTCAAAGATCCATTACAGTTTAAATTAGAAAGAGATCATGAGCCTAATCCTGTCACACTTGCATACGGACCGCATCATTGTACAGGTGACTTTTTAGTAAAGCATTTTTTAGAAATTATTACAAATGGCCTATTAGACAGATTTGATAATTTTGAAATTATGCAAGAACCTGAATTATTACCAGCTATGTTTGGAAGTACTACTGTGTATAAAGATTTACAAATGAGATTTTCGTGAGCATAACACATACCATTACAACAGATAATGATGATTTGCAGGAGTTTATGCAAAGTTGTGATAAGTTAGGATACAACAATAATAACTCTTTAAAAGCAATGAAATTTACATGGTGTTTGGGTCTTGGCGGCAAATGGTTTGTGACATACAATAAAGAAAAAATTGTAGGTATAAGTGGAGTTCATCCTTGGCGAAACGGCGTAAGAGCTTTATTTAGAGGCGCACAACTTTATTCTATACCGGGCGGTTTAAGTCGTAATCATATGAATTGCTGGATGTTTAAATATCATTTACCTCTAGTTATTGATATGTATAAAGATAAAAACATTTATATTACTACTAATATGGATAATGATGCTAGTGGTAAAATGCTTAAATTGAATAAACTTTATTTTGTTTTAGAAAAAAGTAATTTAGTTTCGCATCAAGGAATAGATGCTGTAATGGGTATTCCGCAAAACATTTGGAAATTAAATGTTCCTGTTTATTTAGACGTTTTGCAAAGGAGAAATAATATTGACAGTTTGCACTCATTATGACAACTTTGATCAAAAGTATTTTGAAAATATAATTCAAAATGGTGTTAATATATATTCATCTGGTACATCCGGCCCGCCTAAACAAATTTTTCAAACACCAACTAAAATATTAGCAGATGCAAAATATGCTTGCAACACGCAAGATATAGATTCTTCAAGTTATATTTACACTTGTTTAAATTTAGAAAAAGCAGGCGGATTATTTGCACAAACTATACCTGGTTTACTTGCAGGTGCAAAAATAGATTTAGAAAAGTTTAATCCATATAGATATGTTAAAGTAGCTGATAAATATACGCATACACACTTAACGCCAAAGCAAGCCAAAGGTGTAATTGCTACTAAAGGATTTCAACAATTGGATTTAACAAACAAAACTTTTTTAATAGGTTCTGAACCAGTCACATTTGATATTATCGAGGCGTTTGTAAATACCGGTGCTACTGTTATTACTATATGGGGAATGACAGAGATTGGTGTAAATGCAATAATGCATAAATTTACAAACTTGTTTGATGTAAATTCTGCAAAAAATCTAGCACCAAAAAAATCAACTGTGTTAGGAAACATATTTAATTGTAAATACAAAGTTGATGACCGTAATTGTTTATGGGTTAAGGGTAATAATAGCGTATACAGCGATTGGTATAACACCAAAGATACAGTTGTAGAAGATAACGGATGGCTTTGGTATACCGGTCGAGACGGTACTCCTGTAGATTTTAACAAGCCTCGTAAAGGATAATACATGTACGATGTAATACTTTTTACTGAAGGCGGAGATCCTCTATTTCAAGTTGCAAGAGCAGTAGGTGCATACAAGATTGCTTCAGCTTTAAGAAATGAAGGGTATAGTGTCTTTGTATTAAATAATTTTACTCATTTTATACGTAAAGGAAATATTAATCAAGTCCTTGATAAATTAATAGGCGAAAATACTTTATGGGCAGGATTTAGCTCGTCGTTGTATATGCGTAAAGCAAAAGATGTTGTACGTAAAAAACATTCAAGAGATACTATCCGTAAAAATATTCTTTGGACATGGCCAATTGAAGACGAAGCAATAAAAGATCTTACAGACTATGTAAGATCCAAAGGAGTAAAAACTGTCTACGGTGGTGTAATGGATACAAAACGTGCCGAAGACGTTAAAGATTGTATAGATTATTACATTGTAGGCATGGCTGAAGTCCCTGCTATTGACTTAACAAGAGATTTAAGAGAAAATAAAGAAATAAACTATAACAAAGAGCTAGGCACTACTCCGCACATTATTGATTATGATACAAAAGGCGACTTATTTGATTTTAGAAACTCTGAAATCAATTATATTCCTGAAGATTTTTGGGGACCAGAGGACGCAATGGGCATTGAGTTTGGTCGTGGGTGTATTTTTAGATGTAAGTTTTGTGCATATCCTTTAATTGGAAAGAAAAAAGGCGATAAAAGTTTTTTACGTTGCAAAGAACGTATAAAAGAGGAGTTGTTGCTAAATTACGAATTATACGGAACAACCAAATACGTAATTATAGACGATACATTCAATGAACAAACTGAAAAATTAGAAATTGTAGCAGAAGCAATTGAAGAAACTGGAATAAAAGATTTACAATTTAGTGCTTTTATACGTATTGACTTAGTTGCTGCTTTTCCTGAACAAATTGATTTGTTAAGACGTATAAATGTTTGTGCTTGGTTTTTAGGAGTAGAGTCTCTTAATTTAGAAGCAGCCAAAGCTATCGGTAAAGGTTGTACAAGAGAAAAAATCTTTGATACTATAGAACAATCAAAAATTGCATTCGATTATAAACTAAGTGTATTTGGAAGTTTTATCATTGGGCTACCAAAAGACACTAAACAAACAATTCAACATTGGACACAAATTTTGTTTCAAAGAAAGGATTTGTTTGATTCGTTTAGTTTTAGTCCCTTAGAACTAGGAACTGCATCTGTGTTATCTCAAAATGCAGAATTCTACGGGTATGATGTAAACAATGAAGACAACACATGGAAAAATAAAGATTGGGATAGCGATCAAGCTATATCTTTGGCAAGTGAACTACAAAACCGTGTTCTTGTAGATTATAAAGTTTCATCGTTTATGTTGATGTTTTATCAAGCATTAGGTTTTACATTTGATGAATTACGAAATAAAACTTACGATTCTTTGTATGATGATGAGATAATACAGTATTCAAGAGATTACATGGAAAAAACTTATTATTCAAAAGTCGAATCTTTCTTAGGTCTTAGGTAATACATCAGCAACAAGATGTATACGTTCTTCTCTGCTACAATTAATTGCAGTATGAAACCCTTTGTGTGTTTGGGCTATTGTCCACTTGTTTAAGGGCATATGATATACTTCATCTTCAATTACCATAAGGCAACCTTGCTGTGTTTGTATAGGATAATGAAGTCTTGGAATAGGATCTTTATGCCAGTTCATGGCTGTATTAGGTTTTGATTTCATAAAACGTATTCTAGCTGCACGATACTCTTTGTTAATCATATTAAAAATTTCTTCAAACACTGTATTTTTAAATACATCGCAAATAAGCCAGTTTTTCAAATTGTCAGAAGATAAATGAATATGTTCTTCGCCTTTGTCTGTAAATCTTACAAATGTGCCTGCATTATCTTTTACATTTATAAAATACCCAGAGCCAAAACTTGGGTCATCTGTATATCCGTTGGGTGCATTTAAACAAATTTGTGCAGCCTGCAAAGGATTAGCATGTTCAAACCACTTGACATTTAAATCTTTTAATTCTTTGTCTAAGTTTTTGTATGTTGGCAAATCGATATCTTGAAAATATTTCATTAAACTACCTTATTAATAAATACACTATATTTATATACAAGGTGTACAATGGAAAAATATTTAACTCATTTACCAATAGCAGATAATGTTTTTGCAGTATTAAAAGAAGAATTTTATTTACACGAAAATAAGGCAAGAAAGTATTCTGCAGGTGATAAGACTTTAGATTACTTAGATATAATAAGATTATCTGATGTTGAAGACTGCAAGTATGCAAATATTATTGCAAATTCTTTAGCTGCAAAAATCAAATGCGAAGTAAAACCTAGATATGTTAGACAAGTTGCAAATACAAGTTTAAAGCCACATGTAGATTACGGAACAAATGTTTGTATAAATGTACTACTGCAAGGAACTGCGCCTATTGTTTTTGAACATACGCACGAATTTAATTATAGATGTGCTGTTTTAAATGTAAGCAAAACTCACCAAGTTGATTCGCTAGATGAAAGATTATTTTTTAGATTAAGTATGAATGAAGAAATACATTACGCTGACTTTTTAGAAAGAATAAACGGCTTAGAAGAAGATATATTTAACATTGACACTTGAATTAGATAGAGAAGTATTTAAAACAAAGTCTGATACATTTGGATTGTTTGATAGTCTTGTTGAAGATTATCAAGACAAAACTATTTTAGATTTTGGTGGAAATCACGGAAACTTAATCAAAGGAAGTAATGGCAAAATCCTAAAAGAAAATTATACTTGTTTAGATATAAGTCGTCCTGGATTAGATCAGTTGCCTAGTGGTGTAAAAAGTGTACACTGGAACAGAATGCATCCTGCATATAATCAAAATGGTAATTTAAATGAACCGTTTCCATCTTTGCCTAATTATGATATTGTATTTGCAAATAGTGTCTTTACTCATCATTCAATTGAAGAGATGGTATATTGCATAAAGAACTTAGTAAGCACCGGAGCAGTTTTATATTTTACCTATATAGATACACAAAATATGGATTTTTTTGAAAACGTAAAACAATATAAACCTATCTATATTAGTGACAATGTTATTAAAAATATGCAAAAGACCAACTACTACTATATTTTAAATCATGATACTATTGTTGATATTCTTCCTAATAACTGGAATGATATGTGGTCAATTGTTAATACTGAATATCTTAAAACTTTGTTAAAAAAAGAAATACCCAACAGTGTTTGTATACAGTCGGGCATTTCTAAATGGTTAAATTTTATAAAAATATCTCTTGTTTAACGACCTCTGTCAAACCTATCAATACGGTTAAGATTTATACCTGCAATATTTAAACCTGGGCCTATATTTGCTTCACGCTTAGGTGCTGTAGTTTGAGTTATAGCTACTTGATATCCAACTTTTGCCGGTCCGCCTTCTAAACTAGGATAGTCAGTCCAGTTAGCATCAGTTGCACTTGTAGATTCTGTGCCATAGTAAAAATCTTCTTCAGTTTGGTTATCTAAATTACTAAGATAATTCTTTACATCAGTATGTGTCCAGTTTCTATTTAATCCTATTAATGTAGAAATAAATCCTGCACCCACAGGACATGCAGCACTTGTTCCGCTAAACGCACAATCTTCTGGAACACCTGCACCGCTACCGCTATTAGCAGTAAATCCAGGATATGTCACCGGATATACACCTTCTGATGTGTATGATCTATTTGCTGCTAGAATTCCATCTGCTGCAAAATATGCATCGATACCTTCGCCTCTATCACTATAACCTACCTTACGTTCTTTATTACCAGTAGCATAGTCGTCGTCTAGCGCACCAATGTTGATTGTTTTATAAGTAACTTCGCCAGTATCACCGTCAACAGTCTTACCACCTTGTTGTGGAAATCCACGTCTATTGGTTGTACCAGTCACTGCAACACTAAATTCACTATAACTACTTTCTTCTAATGTATCTGTAGCATTGGTTGCAATGTAATTATCAAAGTCTTGATGACCCCAATTTACTTGTTTTTGATTACTATTACCGGCAGCACATACAAATATAACACCGCTGTCACAAAGTTCATCTAATGCTGTAGTAAGTGAGTTTGTTTTCATTTCACTTTTCCAACGTCCGGCATCGCCTTGTGTTCCCATATGCGATATAAATGTAGGTTCGGAAGTATAAGATACAGGATCAGCGCCTCTGAAATGATAGTAATTAGTGCCGCCTGCTTTGGTTGCTCTATATCCCCAACTGTTTGAACTTACTGTTGGATCCTTTGTTCCGTACTTACTATTAGTTGGTTTTGTGTTGTGAAAGATTTTTTGTGCATCAAAGCCTCTTTCGATATCACTACCGTATGTACCATATAAGTTTAATGCCCATTTGTTAGCGTTGTATGCCCATCCTTGTGTTCTACCGTATGTAAGCGCCATACAGGGCGTACAGTGCTGTCCTACAGCACTCTGTGCAGTATTACTGCCATTACAGTTAGAACGTGTATATGTGCTTGGCATAGGAGTAGTAGCGCCTGCATTTGGAAACTTTGTATTAAACACACTACTTCGGTATGCAGTACTTTGCCACCATAGTCTTGCATTTGCCTCTTTTGGAACAATAGTTCCGTCCCAGCGTTCTTCGATTTTGTCACCAAGTACAACGGTAATAGTTCCGCCCATATTTGCATGAGTACTACACTGATAATAATATGTTCCTGCTTCGGTTGGTGTAAAAACAACAGTTCCGCTGTTTATTGCACCTTGCCCGGTAGTATTTGGCGCTAGATCGTCTGTACCAGCAGTTGGAGCAGTTTTAATATATAATGGATGATTTCCATCTGGACTTGTATTAGATATTCTTAAGGTATCGCCTACGTAAATATTTAAAGGAGCATCAAGTCCGCCACCGCTGCCATTACGATCTTGTCCAGTGTATAATGTGTAATTACTTAATTCGCCCGGAGCGCCAAAAATGCCTCTACTAAAAGTTGCAGGTGTAGGATTAAAATAATCTGGATCTAAGTATAAAGGTCCATCTAAAATTAGATCTAAGATATCACAAGTACCATTGCCTGCTAATACATTACCTCCAGTATATCCTTCGGGTGCTACGCTGTCTGTACAGTTGTTTTGAAATTCAGGATGACCCATCCAGCCTGCACCATCGTCGGCTACAATTACATCTACATCTAACCCGTCACCGTATTGTGTGATTGAAGATTCGTAAACATAATTGTCTGCTTGACCGTTTTCTACCCATGGGTCACGCTTTTGAGCATGACGTGTTAAACTCCACGGTGCTCTATTTACATCAGTTGCATCAGGAGTTGCTGGTAAAGTATCTGAAGTTTCGTGTTCTCTGTATAATTTTACAGTGCCTTGATATCTATTAAGAAGCGGAACACTAGATGCTTGTAATTCTTCTGGTGGTGGTTTGTAATCATCGGGATATAATGTATAGTCAATGTTAATAAATTTTATTCTACTATCGGCTTTTAGTGCAGTTGCTTCTTCGTCTGTAAGCATAAAAGTTCCACGAGTAGGTGAATGCACTTTATGGTCAAAACAAGTACATTCTCTATTTGGAATATTAGCGATATTATCTGTTGTTTCGCATAATAAATCGTGTAATTCATTAAATTGTTCTGCATTATGTGTGCCGAGTTGATAATACTTTTCAGTCATTTTTGATCCTTAATAACCACTTAC